GCAACAGCTTACTGGAATATAATGAGTTCAGCAGGTACTAATGGTACTAATGGAACTGACTTAACATCAACTTTAACAACACAAGGCGATATACTTTACAGAGATGGCTCTGGTCTACAAAGACTAGCTAAAGGCACTTCTGGTCAAATTTTAGAACAAGGTGCTAATCACCCACAATGGGCAGACAGTTCTGGTGGTATAATTTCAACTGGTGGATTTTCAGCAGGTCAAAATATTTGGACTTATAAATGGAATAACCAAACAAGTACATCTACTCAGTGGACTAGCAGTACAGATATAACTGGTAGCACTTGGAGTTTAGGAGCAGCACTTCCATCAAACAAAAAATGTATAATTTCGTATTCAGTTGTAAGATACGAAGAAAATTGGAACCATACATTTATAAGATTTTTGTATGCAACAAATTCTTCTGCTAATAACTGGGATTATGTCGAAAGTTCTTCTGAAAATACACATAGTGAACATTTTGTACCACAAAATAATAATTCTGGCGAAGACCATGTAGCAAGAAGTAATGGAACTTATGTGATTGATTTTACAGCAGGTCAATATCCATCATTCAAAATGAATGGTGGCAGATTTGGTGGTTCAAATAATTTAAAAATAAATTACGACCAAGGCAAAGATGGTACTGTTTATAGCTACTATACTGCGTGGTTCGTATAATTAAAGGAGATAAATAAAATGAGTAAAGCATTTTTAGATAGTGGAATAAATAAATTAGGTACTTGGAATTATCAAATAGAAGATGAAGATTTAAGTAAAATTACTTTTTACGATAATGATGGTAATGTAATTTCAAAACCTAGTGATTTTCCAACTGATGAGCAAATTCTAACTGCACAAGCAGAAGAACAAGCTAGAAAAGATAATTTACCTAATGTAAGGGCTAGTGCTAAAGCTAAACTAATAGCAGGTGAAGCTCTTACAGAAGACGAAGCTAATACAATAGTATTGTAAATGAATGGTTATGCAATATGACAAAAGCAAGAAACATTGCAAATCTTTTAAGTACAGCAAATAATAAAATAGCTGGAACAAATCTTGATGTATCATTTGAAAACATAAGCGATACTGGTAATGAGGGTACTAAAGTAGCTAGTGGTACTACAGCACAACGAGGGTCTACTACAGGTCAATGGCGATATAATTCTACTACAGGATTTTTTGAGGGTAGAAATGCGTCTGGTTCTTTTTCAACATTAGAACCTACACCAATTATTTCAAGTGTTGATGATACAGAAGTTGACAGTGCAGGTGGTGGAAATCAAACTATTGTAATTTCTGGTCAAAATTTTAAAACAGGAGATGTTGCTTCTTTTGTTGGTACATCTGCATCTTTTAATGCAACAACAACAACAATAGATAGTGCTACACAAATAACAGCAGTAGCACCTAAATCATCTTTTTTAAATGCACAAGAACCTTACAAAGTTAAAGTTACTTCTTCTAGTGGATTAGCAGGAGTATCAGCAACAGGATTAATTAATGTAGATAATGCACCTACTTGGACAACAAACGCAGGTAGTTTAGGTAGCATTAAAGAAGATGCTACAGGAAATCATTTTACAGTTTCAGCTTCAGATGCAGAGGGAGATACAATTTCTTACTCTTTACAATCTGGTTCATTAGCAGGTTTATCTTTAAATAGTTCTACAGGTGTTATATCTGGCGACCCAACAGATGTTACTTCAGATACAACAAATAGTTTTACAATAAGAGCAACAGCAAATGGGAAAACTGCTGACAGAGCATTTACTTATATAACTACAGACAATCCTTTAGCAGGGATTACAGAAATTTATAATAGTAATACAAGTGGTGTTGCAGGTTTAACATCAGCAGGTGGCATAGTAGATGTAACAACTAATATTGCTTCTACTACAGGAGTATCTGGTTGGACAGGAACAAGACTACATTATTTAGCAGATGGTGCAAACTGTGGTAACTGGAATAATATTGTAAATAATATGGCTACAAGTGGTGGAGTAACTGTATGTTTTTGGGCAAAAATGACAACAACGAACAATAGTCAATACAGAGCATTTGATATGTATGACAGTATAGCAGAATACAATAACTTTAGACCAAATTTATATCAAATGGATTGGGCGTACAATACAAGCAACCCAGTTGATATGAGGTCAGTAACAGGAAACAACTCTTATGTTATGAGTGATTGGCATTTTCATGTTTTTAGATATGTAACTGGTGTAACAGCATCTAGTCAACAAGCAAAATATACAACTGATAGTACAAATGGGGGAACACTACACACATTTACAGATACAAATTCAGTAGGTTCTAATAGCCAAGCATCAGGTGCAGGATTTATGGGATATGACCCTTCAGGTGGTGGTACTAATAGTTATAACTTTGAAGGTTATACTGGTGGTTGGAGAGTATTTAATGATGAATTAACAGACGCACAAATAACTTATCTTTATAATAGTGGTAATGGCAGGTTCTAATGCCTAGAAAAAAGATAACAACAAAGGAGTAATATGAGTAAAGGTGATCTAAATAAAGATGGAAAAATGAGTGGCTACGAAAAGAAAAGAGATACAGCTATTAAGAATGCTATGGCTAAATCTAAAAAGAAAAAGTCATTTCCTAAATTTGGTACTAAAAAATCTAGCTACGCTTAAACTAGCTTACCTATCCAGTTACCTTTTCTGTTTAATACAAGCGGAAGTAATTTAGGATAGCCGTCAATTATCATACCACATCCTAGTATAAATCTAGTTTTAAAATTTTTAGCGTATGCAAAACTTTGTGATTTTTGATTTATTAAACATCCTACATTCATAGCAAAGAAAAGATTATCTGGATTGGCCCACCAAGATATAAGAAACTTTGTATGGTAATGTCCTTGTACTGCTGACATACCCATTGTTTGTGATACCTTTAATACATCCGCAGATCTACCATGTGTAAAGAAACATCTTTGTCCATTAGACATTGTAAGTGTTAAATCGTCTACCCATTTCCATTTCTTTGTACCAAGAAACTCACCATAACCTTTTAGAAATTGTTTAGACATTCCATATTTTAATGCACGTCTAAATACTAAACTACTATGATTGCTTTCTACTTCAACACATTGTGGAAATATACTTTCTAATTGTTTAATGTATTCTTTTGATTTATCTAATTCATGCCCAGCAGAATATAAGTCTGGATCGTGAGAATGCATAGATATAGCGTGGAAATCAAGTAGATCGCCAATATTAACCACGAAGTCTGGTTTATATTCTTTTTTAATTTCACGTAAAAATTCAAAACTATCCTTGTGATGATACGGTATATGAAGATCACTAATAACGAGTATTCGTTTGTGTGTCATAATTTACAGCAGGTGAACCGTCAATCCACTCCTCTAATTTTTTAAGTTTATTATTAGGATCAACAAAAGTGTATTTGCCATTATGTATGTGTACGTCTTTAACAATAGGTGTTTCACTTTTGTTCTCATAATTAATTATTATATTTTCTAGTACTAACACTATGCAATGTATACTAGAAATAATTATACTTTGCAACTTCTCATAATTTGTGAAAGAGATTTAGCACGTGAAGGAGTTTGTTTGGCCCAACGACTATCCATCATCTGAAATGATGCTTCGCTATAATCTTGTTTTTTTAATGCTTCCCACATCTTTTTAAATTTAGATACACCACCTATACCTAGTTGAAACACCATCTCAATTAGAACACATTTAGCATCATCAACTAAATCAGTTATTCCATGCTCATGTAATATTAATATATCTGCATTCTTTTTTGCTTCTTCAAAATCTTTATCAAATTGTAATCCTAATTCTTCTTTAGTATATTCTACACCTTCTTCATAACTATCTTCTTTTGTTACAAGGTGGCCATATCCGATTGTGGCAAAACCAAGACTATCTTTATACATTTTAGGTACAAAACCTTCATGTTTTTTTATACGTTCTTTTAAATTATCTATATTCATATTTATGCCTTATTTTTATTAGCAAAGCTAGTTGCCGCTTGGGCTGACGAGAACCCCCATTTTTTTAACGCTAATGCTTTTCTGGTAGGTCTACCCTTATCATCCTTCATTGGGCCTTTCATGCCCCCGAAACGGGCCGCAAACGATATTCTACGGCCACTCTTACCTTTTGATAAAGGTGGTTTTAAATTAGATCCTTCGGTACGTTTAAAAAATTGTCTACCTCTTTCATTTAAACCACCGCTAGGATTTTTATGTTCCTTGCTGTAACCCATATATTATGCTCTACCAAATTTAGGAAAACCAGCTTTCATGTTTTTGTATGATTTAGCACTTACCGTAGATTTAGATTTGGAATTTGATGTTCCTCTCTTTTTTGCACGGTTCATGTAATAATACAAACCCTTCTTTGCTTTCTTTCCGTCTTTAGTAGTATGATATCCACTTGCCATATTATTTCCTTTTTATTAGATCGGTTGCTTTAAGTCCATACACAGATGCTATCACGCCCACAAAAATTGATTGATACCAAAATGGCATATCAGAAAAGTATTCAAAAAATAATTTCATCTTTTCCATGTGTGCAGGATTATCTGACCATACCGCAAATCCTAACATTACGATAGGGATACTTAATAGTATCAATATGAATTCGTCTTTCCAGTCCGATTGTCTGGCTTCTAATAATTTACCTTGATAGTCCGCAGATCCGTTTGCCATTTTTTCGGCGTGTTTGTATTGGGCATCTGCCATCATCATTTTTGTTTCTTGTCTTTTTTTAAATATATGTGTACCTGCTTGTACTGCAATTTTTGCTAAACTAAACCATGCCATAATTTACCTCCATAATGTAAACATTTTTAATAATGTTAATATTAATGCTACTAAAGAACCTAACACAAATATAGCTTTTATACCACCTTTACCCATAGCTACTTGTTTTTTAAGTTCCTCTATATCCTTGGAATTCTTGTGTACTAGATCTTTTATTTCATCTAATTTATAGGATATAACACTATGAGATATAGTTTTTCTTACAGCTTTTTTCTTTGTTTTTATCATGTACCAAGACCTTGTTGCTTTTCTTCTTGACACCAAAATCTTATTATTGGTTTAGATGTGTTTAGATTATCTTCATCCATGTTACTTATAACCATTAAACTTTCTTCATAACCTGCTATAATACATCCTTTATAAGTATCATATATATCATTAGGTAATGGTGGATAGCACAAACCGTTTGCACATAATTGCATTACTAAAATAAATTTAATCATTATTTATCTTTTTCTTCCTGTAATACTTTCGGTGTACCTGTACCCGCCAAGTCCAATGGAATATTGATCTTGATATTTTGCCTATCTTTTCTACTATCCAATCTATCATTGTTATATCTCACTTCGTTCTCGTATGTCCTATCTTCGTCTATCATCTATTTTAATATTAATTTTTTTATATGTTTCTTATCTAAATATATTTCAATTTCTGCTTCTGATTTTAAACATTGATATCTAACATTACCACCAGATTTTAATTGTCTGTCTGCAATTCTTTTTCCTTTTAAACAATCTGACATAGTTGGTTGTATTCTATGCTCTTGAATTTCATTATTTACTATCATAAGTAATGCTATTACCGTTTCAATCATTGTCCATTCCCATTTTTATAATGCATATCTCTTGCTTTATCTTTTAATTCTTCAATATCTGCTAATGCTTTTTCTAATTGTTTTTTTATAAATTCAATATTAACTTTATTATGCATTCCAGCTTCTTGTTGAATTTGCAATTTTTCTACAGATTTATAAAGATCCTCTATAAGCATAAATTGTTCGCTATCAGCAGGAAGTGAACCCATTTCACCACGTGGCCACTTAATTCTAAATTCTGTATTTTTTTCTAAATCAGATCCCATTAATTCTAATTTAGTACTATGTTTATTAAGTGTTTCTATAACACCAAAATATGCCCATACACCTACTGCAACTGCGCCAATGATTGACAACAGGTTTCTTAATGGTAGAGCAACTTGTGTATTATCAGATACTTTCATAACCTGTTATTTTATCAGATTAAGAAGATAATAGAAATAATAAATATTATCGCTAGTTTAGTTTAGTTAACAATGACTTGATTTTTTCTAGATAAACAATTTGATCCCATGCTTCTTCTTGTGCATCTTCTATCCATTTTTCTATAGGTTTCTTTGCTTGTACCATAGTTACATTGTATTTTTTTATTCCATCTTCTGATCTTTTAGCAAACTTATGTAATAGGTTTTGAACCATAGGATCTTTTGTTACTATAAAAGGCCTTATAATCTTTAATTTTTTGTTACTCATTAGAAACTCACATTCATAAAATGACTACAAAATTGATTTACACTACAATAATGTTGACATCTAACATCTTGACCTGCACGAAACACCACCTTACATCCTTGACCTTCTACAAACTTATTGTCTTTCATGTATTGATCCATTTCCTGTCTAGTTGGTAGTACACGTTTAGCAGTTTTTCTATTATCCAACATAAGAGCATGACTATCTTCTTTTCGCCATCTTTCTTTTGCTGTACATAAAGGTAAATCATCTGTCTTTTCTGCGTCTTGGTGTAATTTTATACGTGCTTGTACATAGTTATTTTGTTCTTCTTCTGACCATCTACGTATAGGTATCATAACAACTTGTTTTCTTGGGTAGTTATCTGATTGCATTACTTTTAATTTAGACCAATCACGTAGTATAGCCATTATACTTAATGATTTAACTTTGACTTCTTTCTTATATCTTGTCAATGTCTTTTGATTTTTTCTACACAAAAAGTCTAATACATTTAATTGGTTTTCCCATTCTTCTTTACCATTTGTCAATGCATCTAATGCGGCCCAAGCAGATGTAACTTTAAAATCTGTAAGATCACCTTGTCTAGACAACAAATCAAACTGACCACTCAATGTCCATCCATTAGTTATCTTATCATCTTTATAAAATAGTCTACGTTCTGCTATGTCTACCTTTAGTTTTGATCTCTCTAAAATGTGGTGTACAGATTGTCCAAGTAAAGAGAATATTCTATTTGATACGTCATCCTCAATAAGATCCCAGTTACGCATTTCTAGTACTCTTATTCTAGGTGGCGCTATCAAACGGGTTGCAGATATATTAGATCCACTACTGTCATAGGGATCATTTTTTACAGCCCGTTCAATAACTTTAGGTAGATTTGATTTATTGGTTATATTCATTAGAACGGTATATCACCAAGATCTTGTGCATTATTCTCATCACCTAAATCTTGTGTTTCTGTACCTTCTAACTCTTTAGATTTTAAGATAATGTTTCTTATACCTTCGGGTAATTGATTAAAGACTTCAACTTTTTTATTTTGAAAATCAGTAATACTAAATATCATACTAGGATGAAATTGTGATGCAATGTTATCACCTTTACCTATTGGCATAACTGTTGATACTTTGGGTTTATCATTCTTATTCATAATGACATTCAAAGTGCATGGAACACCAGCTAGTTTGCTAATATCAAATGCTTTCTTTTCTGTTTCAGTAAATGGTCTACCACGCCAAGACACTAAATCATTAGCAAGATTTGCTTTCTCATTTAGTGATAGTGTATAGAATTTACTGATTGTTAATGGTTCGCCCTTGTTATCTGTTTCAGATGGTACTTCCCATATCAACATTACCTGTCTTTTCCAACTTATCTGCCCTTGATAGTCGTTGTGTTGTGTGCCTAGGTCTATTACCCTTACACATCTGGCCTTATGTACACCAACAGATACCGTTGGAAAACTAGGTGTACTACTGCCACCGTCTACTATTATACTTGTCATATTTTTCCTTTTTTTTTACTAATTTATTATTGATTAAGTTAAGTTAAATGATATATTAACATAAGTCAAGTATATAGATTGACTTTTGTTAACAAAACAAATATAGAACAAAGTATGGCAAGTGTATTAGATGAACTTATAGAAGAATTACAAGCTAAACAAAAAAGGATTGATAAAGAAATTATTAATCTTGATAGATCTAGTGTTATACCTCAACATTATAACAAAGCAGATGATATTTTAGTGCTTACAGATGAGGCCATAAAGTGTGAGGATAGATCTAAATACCTGTTGCAATTAAGACACACTACTGTTGCAAAAATACAACAAGGTGAACCATGATAGAAAAATTAGGATTAGCTAAAGAACGTAAAAAAGAAATTATAACTAAATATGGTGGTAAAAATTTATCCCGTATGCTTGGTATCTCACATCCTGCTGTATCTAAATGGCAAGTAATACCACCTTTTCGTGCATATCAGATTGCACAATTAGGTGATTATGATATAAGTTATATAAGACCAGATTTAGAGATTGCGCCTAAACGGTAGGCGTAGACCATTGTTAAATAGGTTAAAAGTATACCGTGTATATAGTGTAAGCGAGAGTGTAAGCTATATCGTGGTGCGGTTTTTTCCCTCTTTCATTTTAGTTTAGGTTTCCGCACCACCTCCCTTTTAGGTATGGCATTGCTATAGCATTGCTATAAAATCGTATCGTTTTGCTAATGGCAAAAGTATCCCCTTCATCTTCATCTTCACCTTCAACTACACCTACAACTACATACAAGATAGTAGACACACTTGACAGGAAGTTTCTCTTAATGTAAAACTGATGTTAACCTAACTTAATGATTATAAAATGAGAAAATCAACAACAGACGAACAAAGCCCTGCGTTTCAGTTTTATGCAAGTGATTGGATTTCAGATCCAAACAGAATGAAGTTGTCATTAGAAGAACAAGGCGCATATGTTTTATTGTATTGCCATTGTTGGCGTAGTTTCCGTATACCAAAAGACATAGAAGTTATGTCAAGAATGTGTAATTGCAGAACTGATAAGTTAGAAAAAATTTGGAAAAACATATCACATCTATTTGAAGAAAAGAAAGACAAAGAAGGTAAAGTATTTTTAGTTTGTATACAGGCAGAAGAAGAACGTAAAGAACAAGAAAAGAATAGAAAGAAAAGATCTATTGCAGGAAAGTTAGGCGCAAAAAAAAGATGGAGTGATGAAACATTAGGCGAAGATGGTTAAGATAATTATATTTGTATTGGCTTGTAGTACTTGTGATTTAGAAAGATTATATTACGAGTATGACCACACAAAGTATGAGTGGTGTTCAGACCATGCACATAAAATTATAGAAGATATGTCAACATTCCATTGGTATGAAGAAGGTGTATGGGAACATTCAGCTTATTATACAAAAGACGGAAACAAATTAGTAATAGGACATAGATGCGAATGACATATACACCTAACTCACATTACAGTATGTTTTTAGATTACTTTGGACAGACACATACATTCCAAACTTTTGATGACAAAATTAAAAACAAAAAATTAATAAGACAATTACATGGTACTATTGAAGAACATTTTGATGAACTTGCTGAACTAAATAGCAAAGGCGCAGGTGTATACTTTACTGTAAATAAAACTGATCTTTGTGGTAGATCTACAAAAAATATAAAAGATGTAAGAGCAGTATTTATTGATCTTGATGGTACTCCATTACCTACAAAGTTTGATGTCATACCTAACATAGTTGTTAATACAAGTCTTAATAAGTTTCATTGTTATTGGATTGTAAAAGATATGCCGTTAGAAAGTTTTGAATTATACCAAGAAGCACTTGCAACAAGATTTAATTCAGATCCTAAAGTAAAAGATCTTCCACGTGTAATGCGTGTTGCAGGTTTTTATCATCATAAACAAAAACCTTATCCTGTAAAAATATTACAATGTACTACACAAGAACCGTACACTATGAAAGAAATAAGAGATGGATTGAAATTAGTAAGGCCAGAACGTAAAATAATAAAGCATGATCCATCTATGTATCAAGGCCAATATACAGGCACACTACGTTATGGATGTGGTGAGGGTGATAGGCACGAACAATTAGTAAAGATGTTAATATCAATAAGATTACGTGGTGAAACATATGATTACGCAAAGACAGAAGCATTTGAATTTAATAGTCATTGTAATCCACCAGATGACCAAAGCGAAGTTTTATTTCAACTAAACGATATATGGAAAAGATATGAACCTACTACGAGAATATCAAAAACAGGCAATTAATAATATTAGAAATCATTTTGCTAAAGGCAAAAAAAAGATTTTACTTGTTGCCCCTACGGGTAGCGGTAAAACGGTTATTGCATCATCAATGTTGGAACAGATAATTGAAAGGGGGAACTTCGGTTTGTTTGTTGCCCATAGAAGGGAGTTGGTGATGCAATGTAGCCGTAAGTTAGCTGATTTTGATATTAAACACGGTGTAATTATGGCCAGTAAAACACCAAATCATTATGCAGATGTACAAATAGCTTCTATACAAACATTTACATCACGTAAAGATAGAGATGATTTTATAAAACCAAATGCAAATGTTATTATTATAGATGAGGCGCATAGATCTACGTCTAAATCATTTAAACAATTAATAGAAGAATATCCAGACGCTTTTGTTATTGGCCTTACTGCAACACCTTGTAGAGCTGACGGTAAAGGTTTAGGAAATATATACGAAGAACTTGTACAAGGTGGCAACATTAAAGATCTTACTAGACAAGGGTTTCTTGTACCTAATAGAATAGTTGCACCTACAATACCAGACTTACAAGATATACGTATAGTTGCAGGTGATTATGAAAAGAAAACTTTAAATACAAAAATGAATACACCTAAATTAGTTGGTGATATTGTATCACATTGGATACAACATGGTGAACAAAGGCCAACTGTAGTTTTTGGTGTATCAATTAAACATAGTAAATACATTGCAAATATATTTAAACAAAATGGTGTACCTAGTGGCCACATAGATGGTGAGATGGCAGAAATAGAACGTGAAGAACAATTAGAAAAATTAAATAGTGGTGAGATAAAAGTATTATCTAATTGCATGGTCTTGACGGAGGGTTGGGATCAACCAAAAGTGTCTTGTGTAATTATAGCTAGGCCTACTAAATCATATTCATTGTATTTACAGATGGTAGGTAGAAGTTTAAGACCTGCGCCTAATAAAAAAGATACATTAATTATAGATCATAGTGGCTGTGTGTATGAACATGGCTTTCCAGAAGATGTACCAGATTGGACATTAAAAACTAGCAAGGAAAAAGAAAAGAAAAAGAGAGAACCTAAACCTATAGATCAACAACCTTTTACGTGTGTTGAATGTGATACAGTTTATAAACCTATAAAAGATAGTCCAGAATGTCCTAATTGTGGACATATACCTACAAAGAAAGAAGAAGTTATATTAATTAAACAAGGTAGATTAGTTGAATTACCAAAGATGAAACCAAATGCAGAAGATAAAGAAAACTTTTATGCACAACTTGTCTATTTTGCAAAACAAAAAGGATACAAAGAGGGATGGGCTTCATATACATTTAAAGAAAAGTATGGTCATTGGCCTCATTCTAAAAAAGTAATTCCTGTAGCTACAGGTAAAGATGTTATGGGGTACATACAACATCTAAATATACGTAGAGCAAAATCTAAAAACATAAGGGAGTTTAGTTATGAGTGAAGAATATATTGAAAAGAAAATGCATGAGTTAAGACAACTAGGTAAAAACCATGCAAATGCCAAGAAAAACCTAACAAAACTAGAACATGGCCGTAAAATATTATTGTCTGTAATAATGAAAGAGAAAATGATAAATTCTAATACGGGTAAAATGGATAGTGTAAATGCCCAAGAACGAGAGGCAAGAGCAGATGAAAGATATAAAACACATATTGACAACCTTGCAGATGCAGTTGGTAAAGAGGCAGAATTGAACTGGGAAAAATATTTAGTACAGATTAATTTTGATAGTTGGAAAACTAAAACTATAAATCAAATGGCGGAATATAAAAACTATGGCAATAAAAAATAAACTAGAAATTATTAACAAGTTTGACAAGTACCAAGTATGGTGGATAGATCACATATCACACAATCAATGGAAGTCTATGAGTGAAGCAAAGAAAGATAGACCTGCAATAGCATTTACGGAGGGTTATTTATTATCAAAAGATAAACATTGTCATAACTTTTTTATGTCTATATCCGAAGATGAGATAGGCGAAGAAATGATTATATATAATAAAAACATAGTGAAGATAAAAAAGGTTGGATCTATAGAATTTACAAAGGAGGATTTTGAGTTTGACACGTACAAAGACTAAACACATGAAAGAACATATGCAAAAGATTGCAGACTTTGGTTGTATCATATGTTATAAAATGGGCTATCCAGATACTCCATGTGAACTACACCATATCAAAGATAAGACAGGTATGGGTAAAAAATCTAGTCATTATGAAGTGATTGGGCTTTGTCCTACACATCATAGGCAAGGAAAGGAAAGCTATCATTTTAGTCCAAAAGATTTTACAAAAAAATGGGGAACACAAAAAGAGTTATTAAAATTAAACATAGAGTTAGTCAACTGTTGCAAGGGAGGGGTATGTCATTAGATTACGATAAGTTTGATAAAATATTTCCAAAAGATACTTATGAAAAGGAAAAACTAGATACAATGTTAAATGTACCTATGGATTGGATAAGCAAGTTTGATGAAGAAATGCAACAAAGCGGTTTTAGTGAGTATAAAGATCATAGACTTGTAGATAAGATGACAGATAGAGAACGTGAGTTGTTTGTAGTTGTCCGATCTATAGGTAATAAACAGATTACATTCTTATTGGATGCTATTAGTAAACTATTAAAAAAGGAAGATGGCAAAAAAGAGTAAAGGATTATATTCAAAGGTAGAACACGAACCTATACATCATAAAACGTCTATAGGTAGAAATCCAAGTAAAACAAAAATGAATAAGAATAAACGTAGGAGTTATAAGAAGTATCGTGGACAAGGGAAATAGAATTAACAAAAGGAGGCGTACATCATGGAAACTTAAATATCAAAAGTTATTAAAAAAATACAAGAAGTTGAGGGAGGAATACGATTTTGTTCGCTTCCTCCCTTAACATTATAAAACGATTGCGCCTATCACAAAACCAACAACAAAACAAATAATTTCAGTTCTGTAATATAGACTTGTACTACCTAAATCACGTTTCCAATCTTTAGGTGTCTTGCCAAATATAATCATATATCTACCCCCGTCTGTATTTTAAGGTCAACAAGTACATCTGTCAAATCATCTATAATACTATCAATAGATGAAACAGTAACAGGATCAATGTATGCGTCATTATTAGATTTTAACTTATCTAATTTATTTATATTAGTATTTAAAAGCACCAAAGCATTCTTTAATTTTGTTTGTTTATCAAATGCTTCTGCTTTATTCTTACTATCTCTATAATCGTGGCCGTCATCCCTTTGTGTCATTGTTTGCCTCCTCTATATCATTATGTGGTACTGTTTCATTTATACTCTTATTTTTATTATCACAATACTCGGTTAAGAAAGTATCAACAGATGAAGCTGTATCATCATCTATATCTGTAATAGTTTCTGTGTACCAAGTTCCGTTTGGTCTTTCCATTGTAGTAACAATAGCCCAACCTGTACATTTATGAGCCATGTTTAACCCTCCTTTGCTTTTTGTATTGTGTATTAATACAATCTTTAATCATCAAACAAAAATCACCTAAAACTCTATCAATAGGTACTTTTTTACCTATCTTATTTTTAACGTGTTTATTTGAATGATAATGTGTGTCTGCTTTTTGTACTAAAGCTATACTAATAACATCAACGTAA